CTTGATCTCCAGTAGTACGCATGAGAGTGCCTCCAAACTTGAGTCTTCCCGATTAATAGATAGCATATTAATCTTTTCATCTGGTTTTTTTGTCCGATTTGATGGCCAGTTCCCAGATGGTAAGTAGTTTTCAGTCTGATCGTACCACCTCCTTCTGGGAGATGGCGGCGAGCGCCCTGTTGTACGTCGCCTCTGAGATTCGGCCGTCCACGAGCTGCTCGGTGAGGCGGACGGTGAGGTCCTCGATACCAGCGCCGGTGTCCTCGATGCGCACCGTCGGCCTTCTGTCCTGACCGTGCTGGAACATGGAGGCGGAGACGATGCGGTCGTGCTGATCCTCGTCTCCCATGCAGATGTAGGGCTCCAGCGACTGTATGTTGCGATGGCAGGCGACGTCCTTGACGTCGTAGATGCTCACCCCTTTGCGCACCAGGGACGTAAGTTTGGTGGTCCGCAGCAGGTGGGGCCAGATGTTACGGTCCAGCCCCGCCCGCGCGGCCGCTTGCTTGACGACCTTGTAGGCCATCTGATCGCACAGGGCGGTGCCGTGCGTCGAGATGAAGAGCCAGCTGTCCTCCTGCGCGTTCTTGCCCTTCGGCCTGACGCGCAGGTAGTCCATGATGGCCTCCACCACGATCTCGGGGACGTCGATCTTCCAGTCATCCTGGTTCTTGGTGTCCCGGATGATGAAATATCCCTCGTCCAGGCGGAGGTCCTCCATCAAGATGTTGAACGACCCCCGCCTTATCGCCCCCTCCTGGAACATGACCACGATGGCCCTGTTCCGTGCGGCGAACACCGGGTTGCGGTGCTCGCTCGCGGCGCGAAGCAGCCTCTCGCTCTCGTCCTGCGAGAGCGGGATGCGGAGCACCTTGACCTTGCGCGGCACCCGGATCCTGTGGGGGCACTTGGCCCACTTCAGGAGCTGGTTGATCATGTTGCAGGTGGTCGACGCGGTGTTCTGCTTCTTCCGCGTGCCGTCCATTGCTGTCCAGCCCACCCGCTCCTTGATCTCGAAGAGCTCGTCCTCCGTCAGCGCGGCGATCCTGGCCTTCAGTTCCTCCTCGCTGCCCGGCACGCCGCCAGGCAGCACGTCTATCACCCTCCCCGCATTCCGCAGATATTCATCGCGGCTGCTCTCTTGTACCTCGTTGCCGATGAGCCACTTCTCGTATGCGCCGAGAAGCGTCATCAGGCAGGCATCGCCGTCCGGGCATATATCTGTCCCGTTCATCGGCGGAACACCCCCTCGGTCGCCTCGCTCATGGCCCGGATCGCCCGCTTGATGTCGCAGGCGTCGATCCGGCGCCGCGGGGGGAGGCCCTGCAGGCGACGGTGCTCGTTCTCGTCGTCGACCGAGCGTAGCACGGCCTCGGCTATGGCGGTGCCCTCAGCGTCGAGATGCAACGCCAGCGCCGCCACGGCCTCGGTGGCCAGCTGATACCCTGGCTCGCCGAAGCAGCGCCGGGCCTCGCTCAGTCGTATACTCATCCCATCCCTCCTGACATCAGCCTTTCCTCGGCACTATGAGCTTATCCAGCCACTCCTTGACCCGGCCCCTTCTATTCTCCAGCTCGTCCGCTCGATCATTGTCGTAAATGTCCTCATCGAAATGAGCATCGATGGCGTCCCCGATGATGGTCTGTAGGTCCGGTGGATCGATGGCGTCAAGCTCGACCTGCATCGCCTCGCCGTACTTCTCTTCCATGCCCCTCGTCCTGCTGTCGGTCAGCTTGGCCGGGGCCGGGGGAATGTCGTATTCCTCGATCTGGTCGAGGGAGATGGCGATGCGCTCGAAGGTGAATGTAGCTCCAAAGTCTTCGCTCAGCCTCTCCTCCACGTTCCGGTCGATGTCCAAGCCGCTCGGGTCGTAGTCACCGAAGTAAAGGAGTTGCACATCCTCCTCGCATCGGCGCAGGCTCTTGGCGAGCTTGTAGAGCACCGTCAGCGAAGGGTAGCCCCTGCATACCAGCAGATCCACTGCCCTTTCCTCACAGACATCCATAAAGAGACCCTGTAGGGCCTGCTTCTCCACGAGGACGACGACCTTGGACGGCTGCCCCCACCATCTCGGCAGGTCGTAATGCTCGTCCAGATTCCTGATGTGGGCTTCCCACGACCGAGTATATCTTCCGACGCTTTCTTCCTGCTCCCCATCGGGGGAGATGATGCTCCGGGTGCGGTCCTCGATGCTGTCGAAACTGACAGTACCTTCCAGTCGCGCCTCTGTTAGCACACGCTTGACACGGTTGTAGCTGGACGTGCTGTTGGGCAGCTTCTGCTGTGCAACGAGGCGGTAGTAGACCTGCCTAACCGTCATCTTGATGTTCGGGTATTGATCGATGACGGCCTTGATGTCAGCCAGTAGATCGATGCTTGCCTGCTTAGCGGCCATTAGATCCACTCCCACTCCTTGACGGCGGGCAGGCTCTCGGCGGCGGTTGTCTCAGGGTGGTGGGGATGATCGGCCGCGTTGCGAGAGGTAGAACCATCCGAGTTGCCGCGGTCACCGCCAGTGCCGGCCTGCTCGACCAGCTCGTTCATTTGCATTGCTCTCCGCACCAAGTGCTCAAGGCTCACTAACGTCCCCCCATCGGCCTGGTGGTGCCGTTAGATGAGATGAAGACGCCGCACTTGGTGCATGCCTGGTACGGCTTGCCGCTTACGCGAGAGGTCCTGTTGATGTCGGTGTTCCCGCACTTGGGGCACTTGCCCACCCCGTTCGGCTGCTCGCGAGATGCGGACTGGTAGGGAGCGGGAAGAGGCTCCGGTCTAGCGGCCTCATCGATAGGGGGGCCGGGGATCTTGATGCGCGGCGGATCGGCGCCCTCGCGAGGCACGACCATCCCCGCACGGTCGGCGGCGATCATCGCACCGTTGCATGCTGACACCGAGGCGGCCGGGTTGTCCACGACGCCGTTGATGCGCTCGTACAGCGCGACATACAGGTCCGCGTACCCGTTGGCCCAGGCGCGCTGCTCGGGGGAGATCACTGCCTCACCCCTTCGGCCATATGGTAGTACAGGGGGAGCGGCCGCCGCGCGATGGCCTGCTCGACCGCTTCCAGGCGGCGGGAGCAGTCTTCGGCGCGCTGTGCGAACTGCAGCGCCTTGATGACGATGCCCTTGCGGGCCTCCTCGGCCGACATGGATTCGTAGGCGCGCAGCATGGCCTGCAGGTCGGTGCTGAGATGTCGCGCGTCCTCCAGCGTCATGCGGACAGTGATCTGGCGGAGCGGCATCACATGCCCCCCCGGTGAGCGGCGCAGCCGGCCGCGGCCAGGTCGTTCATCGCCTGGTCCAGCTCGTTGTAAGCTTCCGTCAGGTAGTAGGGGACGTCGGCGAGGTGCTCGGTCCTGTGCACCATGTGCTCGGACCGCAGGAAGGTGATCTCCTGCCGTATGGAGCCGCGCACCTCGTCGATCTGGTGGAGAAGCGCGTCGATGCGCTCGTGGAGCGGGGGCATTGTCAGGCCCTCCCCCACCAGGTCGGAAGGTCATTCTCTGTGATCGCCCTCGGCCCTCCCTCCACCTGTCCTGGGTACACCTCATCGATGTAGGCGCGCAGATGACCCATGGCCTCATCCATGAGGCACATGCAGTCGCCTATGGCCGGAGCCACCTCCTCGCGGGGGCAGTCTGGGCGGCTGCACTCGGGGAACCCCAGCTGCTGGGCACGGTTATAGAGACGTATGCCTGAGCGCTTGAGCTTGGCCAGGGAGTTATACAAGCCTATACAATCATCCAAGGGGATGTCTCCCATGTTCACTCCTCCCCCAGGGCGTTGGCGATCATGTCGTGGATGGCCTCGGCCGGCGTGTCAGAAGTGAGCCGCTGTATCACGATCTCCGGCTGGTACAGGACATCCTCATCCGGGTCATAATCAACCATCAGGGCGAGATGGGCCTTACCATCATGCATTCCATCGCACCAGTGCACGGAGGCCCCAGCCTCCTTGGCGACAGCGTAGGCGCATCTGCGGTCGTCATACGCGCCGATGATCTGCCCGTTGCGAACGACTATCCAGGGCTTGGCGAGCTCGTCCATGCTCATGCACCCCCGATTCTGCCGCCCGCTAGCGCGAGCACACGCTGGGCCTCCTCCACGGCGCGGTCGTTCTCGATGGCGCTGGCGAACGGGTCGAAGTACACCTTCATGTTCCCGCCCTTGGCCGGCGTGCCGACCTCGATCGATGAACGCCGAGCGTCGACGGCATTGTTCTCTCGTACGCGGCGCTCCAGCTCTCCCACGCGTTGCGAGAGGCGGTCGTAGTCCTGCACGATGTAGAGGACCTGCGCCGGGTTCTCGGCGATCAGGTCAAGGGCTTGTCTCGCCCCCTTGCTCAGCTCGTTCTCCATGTCTTGCACCTCCATGGTTATCCGGGTGCCTGGATGGCTGGAGGATGCAAGACCTGTTCAAGAATGAACGCCACCCAGGCATGTTGATGGCTTGCGCTCATCCGATGTCTTGACACAAGTTCCGGCCTTGGCCGAGGTTATGCATCCCAAACGTCCGTGTTACGGAAGTCGGACCCGCAATTGAGCTGCTAGAATAAATATGTTACTCATACCGGAATCCGTACATCGTACACTAATATACTTATGTTAATAATAAAATACGGATTCCGGTAGTCGTTATGCAAGACCTATCAATTATCGAGAGTGCTCACGCGGCCAAAGTGCTCGTGCTGTGCCTGCGTGAGGGAGATATGCCCAAAGGGATGATCTATCAGAAGATACCGAAGAACAAGACCGTGCTCCAATCTCGTATTAAGGAGCTCGTCGATGCTGGACTTTTGAATGAGGAAGAAAAGTTTGACCCTTTCAGGAAGATAATCTCTCTCACCCCCAAGGGCAGAAAGGTCGCCGAACACCTCGCCGCCATCGAGGGAATCCTGAGAGAGGAGCCATGAGCACGATCGCCGACAGTGAGAAATGGTCTCCTAGACTCGATGAGGTTTGCGACCCAATCGCTCAATTGAACGGTCGGTTTGATGCAATAGAGAAAAAGCTGGACTCCATCGAACAGCAGGTGACCGGCTTAATGATCGGCCTCGCCGTCGAGAAGAAGGAGATGATTGAAGCCATCAATCGATCCATGGAAGAGGCCGATAATTACAATCAACTGAGCGTGAACTTCTTCTTCTGGTCATTTGCCGTATCTCTCACTTTTCTTGGACTGGCAATAATGCTGAATCTAGTCGCACCAGAGACGCGATACATATACGGGACGGGATATGCGCTCGGTGGAATAGTTCTATTCTTCGCCACGAATCGCTTCGTCAAAGTGCTATGGGATAAAAAGAAGAAAAAGTGACATTGTGCAGGTGAGAATTATCTCTAATTAGACGGGACGCCGCGTCGCTGAGCATCTGCAGGCTATAGATGAGGTACTACAGCAGTGAACGTTTGCTATATTATCGTGGAAGCGCGTACGCCTCCCAGGTGATCGGATCTACTTCACTCTACCGAGTCCTAGGAGGGCCGAAGGACCTAGCAAAGAAGGACTTCTGACGGAACAATCAGACCTAAAAGAACGGGTTAAAGTGCTCGAAGCGACAGTCTCAAGATTGGAGGCCGAACTACAGAAGGAGAGCGATGCCCGCAAGATGCAAGCCATGGTCGCACACTTAGGTCTGGTAGTTCTCTTTACCGATGGGCCAGCATTTGTTGCCGATGATGAGTCCATGCCGACCTGTATGATTTGTAATGAGGCAATAAAAGCTGGAGAATGGTTTTACTTCATGACTGCTAGGGCCACCATCGATATGAGCCCATTGGTGGAAGATCAAGATGGCCGAGGCGATGAGCCATGGCTGGGGAACACAAAGTCCTTCCATATCCATCGTAATTGTTACCTCCTATCTATACGGGATAATTGCATACACCCAGACGAGGATGGCATCTGGAACCGGATGAGTGACCCTCGCTACAAGAAAGATTATCCGCTAAGTAAAAAGACCCCGCCAGAGTAGGTTAGAAGGTGTTTACCGGGGCCGCTTACACGACCCCTTGCAGTTCCGGCACCAATCGCGCTTCGGCAGATCTGGCGGCAGCTGAAGCTCGTTGGCTGACACCCCGGCGTTGCCGCTCTCTATGGTATCAAGGGCGCTGTCAAGCAAGTACAGCGCCAGGCACTCGTCCTCGTGGCCTCTGACTTCGTGGCGCAGCCGGTTGCGGATCGTCCGGAAGTCTCGTTCCATCCTAAGCGCGTACTCGTTCATGCCTTGGCCTCCTCTCGATCGCCCCGCAGGTACGCCTCAAGGACTTGCCCCTGCCCGGCGTACGCGGCCCGCACAGCATCGAGCGCCCGTCCGGCCTTCTTCATCTGCATGATTGCGTCCTCTCGCTCGAACGGTCCACAGTGATATGCCGTCCTCACAGCCCAGGCGTAATATCTGCTTATCCAGCTCAGCAGGGCCAGCAGGCCCCTCTCGTCCAAGTTCTCTAGGTTGGCGATATTTTGTCTCATTATCGCAGTTCTCCAGCCCCGCCCATCCCCAGGGCGAGGCTGGGATTCGACGATGAATATATAAGCCGAAGCGGGGGGTGTGTGACACGGGGTAGGCACTTTCGGTCACCTCCCGGCTCGATGGCCGATTTCGTGCTGGCCGTTGTGTTTTCCACGGTATTTCTTTTGCGATAATACTGCCCGAAAGTGAATCGAAAGTGTCCGAAACTACCTCCCTCTAGCTGATGTCTGGCTGGATGAGGAGGCCCATTTGAGCGATGCGGCGAGACGGGGTGGGCGGTTACGTTTTGCCGAGCATTTTTATTAATAACGATGAGGCAAGAAGGGGCGGAAGCCAAAGCCAATGAGTATATCAATCAGCAGTCGCCCAGGTAAATTATGTTACTTATATACGTATTAGATGTGATAATAGCCTCGTGCCGTTTGTAGTCCTGGTAATCCCCGGTGACGAGATCTATCGATTCATTACAGAGCTTACAGAAATCATGAGCATCAAGTATTATCTCATTGTCGTCCTCGTTCAGCATGCCGTTGCTCTGAAATATCTCTAGTATGCCTGGGTATGTCTGAAATCGAGGATAGCATTCAATGATCATCACACTCGGTAAACACCACCCGATAATGTCGTCCATGCGTTCTGTCGAGAATCGAAAGTAATAGTCCATGAACCTATCGATTCGCTTGCATATCTCGACCTTATAGGATGACTTTTTCGCCAGTTTCTTGGCTGTGCTCCTAAGCCATTCTGTGTTGCGCTCATCGTTCTGTATCTGAGGCACGAGATTTTCTACCTCGTCCGATGAAAGAGTGGCGCTCCCGCACCCAACAGAGTCGGCGATTCTATCACGGAGCTGGATGAGACCACCTCTCCGGACCCTTTGAAAATACCTGTGTTTTTTCAGATATTCATTCTTCGCCCTATCGCTCGTGAGCTTCATGGAGCTGCCTTGCAACATGCCTTCCGACGCGACCCTCCAGTCATCGTCGCAGTAAGTGTATCCAATGAAGACGCTTGTGTCGAAGAAGTTGGCCATTTCCATCCTCTCAAAGTCATCCCAGGAGATTCATGATCTCGCGCTCGTAGTGAGCACAGTCATGCCTGCTAGTGGCCCTATAGAATTCGATCTCTTTGTTAAATGCAAAATCGTCGAAGATGTCGATATAACGCTCATAATCCCTTTCGTACTTCTCCACCTTGTTTTCCGGCAGATGTCTAGAATAGTAGTCCCGGCCGAACCCGTGCCCCATGGCCCTCCGGAGCTCTTCGGAGCACGCTGTCGGTTTCACTACGTCGAACGTTTCCGGATCCTTGACGACCCGTATGAGCTCAAGAACCCTAAGAAATGAGTCATACATTGAGCGATAGGGTTCAATCGGGAAGTTACGGACGAGGTCATGTCTCAGATCATCGTTCCTATTGATCACTGTCGGTTCTCGGGTAAACCTCTTGAAGTTGCTCTGTATGCTGTCGTCATAATGCCTCAGAATCTGGATGAAGGAGAGCGGGGCGGTTTTGTATGCCTTATCCAATAATCTGTACAATTTGGGATTGTTCGCGCATACGGCTTTCACTTCATTGTTAACGATGCGCACTATGTCGAAGGGAGCGTCGACCGCTGGCTTCTCTCCATAAAATAATCTATCCTTAGTTTCGTCGTCCGCATCTCCAGGCATGACCTCTAATGAAAATGCGCCATCATCTATGCAGTCGAGCTCTACAACCGGCCCATATATGTACCAGCGCCAGGGCAGGCAGATATCTATCCCCTTGCTCATAAGATTGTGGCTGACCAGATAGATTGCCTTGTAATATCTTGACTTTGGGACATATCCTTCTTTGGATTCGTCCAATGCGTGCAGGACCTTGTAGGTCGCATAACTGGCAAGGTCGTATTCCTTCATTCCTAGCATCCCTTATTGTGAGTTCTTTACTTTTATATTTCGTCTATTTCCGTGAGGCTCACCTATAATGGGCATGACCATTATAATAATTGAGACGCGATACTGCGAACATGTCATACTGCCGCTCGTGCGGTGCTGAGCTCGGAGACGGCACCGCGTTCTGCCCTCGATGCGGGGCACCGAGGAACACTGTTCCAATGTACAAGCCCTCCGTTCACCGGGCGCCCAGGCTCCGATCGGACAAGCCCTTCATCGCATTCATTGTCATCGTCGTGGTGGCGATCATCATATTCACCGCAGTATCGTACCTCCCACCCATGCGAGGCGAGCCGGCCGGGATGGCCACCAAGGCGCCGGCCGACATGCTGCCCACGATGGAGGATATGTCCGGCTGGGACAAGAGCATGGAATCGACGAACAACACCACCGCTTCGGTGAGCTATGAGAAACTATGGGGCTACACTTGGCAATACGTAGATTACTCGATCGTCGTATACGAAAGCATCGAGGCCGCTCACGCCGCCTATGATGCCGAGTTCGAGCGCGTGTCATCGACCAGGGCGACCGCCGATCCTGGCCACGGTGACAAGTGCTTCATGGTCAATCAGCTCCGAGATGGCTCGTCGGGGAGCGATGTGCGAGTGTGCGACGTGACGTTCGTCAAGGGCAACGTGATCGGTGTGGCCAGTATGATCTACGTCGATGCGGAGCTGTCGGACAGCGAGGCCCGGCAGCTGGCGGCGAAGTTAGCGGACCGAGTGTTATGACATCGGCTTGACATTGGCTTCAGTGATTTTCAGAGTTACGGTGGCCTGAAGCGTGCTGCGCTCCGCCTCCATCCTGGCGATCTCGGCGTCGATGGCTTCCAGCCGCTCGGCGGCCGAATGATATGCCGATTATGTCGGCCACGATCACGTGCCCCGACTCGGTGGTAAGCGTGACGCGGTTCATCGACTCTGGTCCCGATTCCATAGCGATCACTTCTTCATTCGCTAATTGCTCTATCAGCTCAGGCGTCAGTTCTACCATGTTCATGCCGTCCTTTCCCACATATAGACCACGATGTACGGCTGCAGGTTATTGTGACCTCCGCCGCTGCCTGTGCTGCCGGTCGTGCCAGCAGTCCCTGTGAACGATGGGGCAACGTTGGACACGCTCGTCGAGTGATTGTGGCTTCCTGCCGATAATGCTACACCACCGGTCTTAATACCATTTGCTTGAGTTCCTCCACCCACCTGTGCTCTATCTGGCATCTGTCCTCCAGGATTGTATCCTTGGATATCGTGTGTGTGCGCCCCGCCCATACCCATCGAGACGCTATGCTGATGAGCCCCGACTGTACCGCTCGGGGTGAAGGGGTGGGTGTGACCTGGCATCTGTGCCGCTGTCAGAATGTGATTGCTCGCTCCTCCAGTAGCTCCTGCCGCGAACGCCTGATCGCTCGTCCCTACGCCGACCATGACGCGGCCCTGGGCAAACGCCGCCCACGTGCCGAAGCCGAACAGAGCGGCGGGGCTGGTCGATTTGGTGGATATATAGATGGCTCCGACGGGATACGCCTTCTGCAGCGTGTCCGCGGGCGCTGCCCCTATATCGCTCAATACCTGAGCGGGCGTCCTCAGAGCAACAGCACCCGTTCCGTTCCCCTTGAGGAAGCTGCCCGAGGTGAGCGAGGTTTGCCCAGTCCCCCCTTTTCCAACGGTCAGCGCGCCGGTGGAGTTGGCCAGGTCTCGGTCCGCCGAATGGTGGTGACTACTCACATCGCCGCTCAATATATTCTTCCCAACCTGATTCTCCAGATCGTTGATGCGGGCCGACTGATCGTTGATATATGCCTGCAGGTCGACGTTCGGCTCGGCGAAAGTTGCCTCATACACGTCCCTGTTCGAGTCATAGTTGTACGACTTTAGCAGCAGATTCTGCGTGCGGCCGTTGATCTCATCCACGACGGTGTAAAGCTCCCCGATCGCATGGGGGCGCACGATCACATATTCGTTCCCGAGCTCAGCATACGAATGGGTGTGGCTCGCGACGGTGGCCTTGCAGACCGTCTTAGGCGTCGCGAGCTTGGTGATCACCCCCGCGGCGAAGGCGTCAGCGTCCGCCGTATTATCGATGTCCAGACGAGAGATGCGCCTAGAGCACAGCCCGTACTTGGCCGCCGATGCGGTGTCTCTATAGGCCGACGAGTCGGCGAAGCTGCGCGTGAACCCCTTGCACTGCAGCACCAGGTCGTTGACGATGTTCTTGTCGTCCTCGCTCCATTCCGGCTCGGAGATGATCTCATGGCCAGTGGTGAGCGTGGCAGAGGAGGTGGACGGAACTGGGCGTACAACTAGCGTGTGTCTAGGAGGGGAGTACGACATAGTGGGGTCGCTGTAGTTGTTGTTGTAGATGCTGGCGTAACAGTTCTCGCCAGCGCAGAACCTTCGCACCGCGTCCCACACCGGGATGCCTCGAGAGTCCCATTCCGCATAGTTCCTAGAGGTCCCGCCGTAATGATAGTAGTGATAGCCCGCCTCGGCGGCGAGCGCCTGCACGATGGCCGCTGAGGTGGTATTAGTCAGTTGGAGCTGCGACTGTGTACGCTGCAGCACGCTGGCGACCGATACGGCGTCGATCTCGTACACCTGGCCCCCGTTCGTGGCGACAACATCGGTTATGATGCATGCGATAGGATCCTGCCCCGGAATGGGGACAGAACTCTCGTAGAGGATGTCCCCGATCTGATGGAGGTACTGATCTACCCATGCGTTCCGTAGCATCGTTAGGTGGTAGGTGCTGATGCCCGTGTCGGTGTCCCCTCGGATTGTCATCCGCGCGTAGTCGTAGCTGAATAGCTTGGTGGAGCCAGCCTCCCGGTTATGGAGTTCCATCCGCGGGATGTATTCATAATACCTGACCATCTCACCGCCCCACTGTCAGCTGGAGATCCCAGAGTATAGTGTCGGCATGCGAACTGAGGTACTGCCAGCGGAACTTGTTGATGTAACAAGTGGTCGTCTCCTGGGGGATGTAGGCGGAGGGCGAGGAGGATTTGATCAGGCGGAACGGCCCCTTGGAGCGTTGCATGCCGTTAAGCCGCTCCCGTATTAGCAGTATCCAGGCGGCGTTAGTTGTGCTTACTCCGTTGTTCAGCTCGCCGTTCACGCGGGAGCCGTTGATGTTGATCGTGCGCCCCGTCCCATCATAGTCGTCCACGATCGCCTGGGTGGCGGGGCGACGGGCGATGGTCAGCTGCTTGAGATTGGCAGTATCGGTCTCATCGATCATATCCACCAAGTTGAAATCGACCTGCCAGTACGCGCCGGTCCCGTCCCGGTCCCCCGTGTCCGTGTTCGATTTTAGCGTAATGGCCGCCATCAGTACGACCTCGCCCTGTGAATGTATTTGTTCACACCCTCCTCGATGGCCGCCTCCAGGTCCCGGACGCCGTACACGTTGCCCTGGATATAGACCTCGATCTTGGGGGCGTCGAATCCGCGCCGCTGGTCGAGGCCGAGCAGCCTCGGCAGCTCGTTGAGCGGCGACACGACCTCGCGCTGTGTCCCCCCGCGGCCCTCGCCTATCATGGCCATCGTCGGCCCGTTAGTGATGCCCCCGGCCGCCAGGTAGGCGACCTCGGGAATGAAGGTGAACGGCTTGCCTACTAGGGGCAGCTCGATGTTGCGGATGCCGTTGGGGATGGCCGCTATGACATTATGGAACACCTTGTACGCCTCGTACGGGATGCCGCCCAGGGCCGAGTTGATGGCCGAAAAGGCGTTCTTGAACTGTTCCTTCACCCACGAGCCGAGCCCTGATAACGCCTGGAACGTGATAGTGCCCTTTAGGCCGCTCCATAGCCAGGAGCCGAAACTGGACAGAGTGTCCCACGCTCCGTCGAGCGCTCCCGTGATCGCGCCCCACAGCCAGCTCGGGACACCTCCGAGGGCCTCATCTATGGCTGCCCCTGCACCGTTGATGGCGTCGCGGAACCATGTGGCCACGCCTCCGAGCCAATTGCCGAGCGAGCCGACCGCGCCGGCTGCCGCGTTGTAGAGCTCGGACATCCACCACACGTTCCATTGGATGATAGATTGTGGAATGACCTGCAGCACGTTGGCCAGGTTCGTGAAGAACATGACAACATCGAGCACAGTGCCCTCCAGCCCTATATCACGTAGCGCGGTCTCCTGCATATCGGCCAGCTCAGCGTTCCTCATCCCGTAGTCCATGAGCCAACGGGAAATGGGCCGCAACAGGCGAGCGACAGAATCGCCGAGCGGCCGCAGGATCATGTTCACGCCGACGTCCATCTGCCGCATGATGGACTGCAGCATGGGGGACGCCTTGGCCAGCCGGTCCACCGTGGCCTGCACTCCTTTGAGGATGCCGGCCCCGATGATCGTCAGCCCGGCCAGGCCGCCGATGCCCATGCTCCCTGCCCCACCCGCTCCGCCGGGAACGGAGGACGCCATGGAGCGCGATCGGCCGAGCATAGCCGTCGTCCGTTCGATGCCCGACTGCAGGCTGCCGAGAAATCCGGGGAGCTTGATGTTGGCCTTGGCGGCGCCATCGCTGACGCTCTTGGATATGTTGCCCTTGAGCCGGTCCATCACGCCCTTGTCCCCGACCGTGCTAACCTTCACCCGCAGCCCTATCTCCTCTGCCATGTCACTCGCTCCATACCGCGTGCTTGATCATTGCTTCCTGTCGTTCCCTGTCCCGCTTCATCAGGAGGTCATAGACGAGCGTCATGAGGGCCAGGTCCGGGCCGCTCATGCGCTCCTCGACGTCCTCGGTGGTGCGCATGTTGCCGCCGTTCCACAGCAGCTCGATGCGTGTCAGCAGCGTGTTCAGAGCAGGGTCGGATGGCCCCCGCCCGGCGTAGGCTGCTCCGATCTGCTCTTTGAGCCGTTCTCCGTCCTCCCCCGAAAATCGGGGTTGATGGCCCTGCCCTCCTCCGCGATGAGCTCGATCAGCTCCCAATCGAGCGCCTCGAGCGTCGGGATATTGGAAGGGAACGGGGCGCTCTTGATGTACGCCGCGGCCGAGATGAGGGTGGCGGTACCAGGTCTGACGTCTGCCACGATCTCCTTTCCGACCATGCGCACGTTATTCACTCGTGCTAGCTCATCGTCCAGCCGCCGCTTCTCCCCGCCGTTGAGCCGCTTCACGACAACCGGCTCCTCGTATCCCCACTCGCTCACGTCTATCGATCTCTCTTTCTCGAACATTTGTAACCCTCCTTACCAGGTCGGCTCCGTGAGCGATGTCACGGCCGAGACGGTCAGTGACGTCATGACGAGCGTCACGCTCTCGATGATGTCCTCCCCCTCACGCTTAGGCTCGCTGCGCTTGGTCACGTAGCCGTCATCGAACGTGAAGGTGTATGTAGCGCCCGTCTGCCCCGCTTCCGGAGTCAGGACGAGGGAATAGTCGGCCACCTTCGGCCCGGCCTCAGATGGGCCTCCTGCGGCCCCGTACAACTCCTGCAGGTAGGTGGTGCTGTCCACGACCTTGCGGGTGGTCGAGACCTCATACTCACGGTTGCCGAACGAGGCGGCGGCCGGGATGCGCGAGCCCAGGTATGCCTTGAGCTCGGCGTTCTGCATGATGCTAATGTGCACCGCCTCCGTCAGTGTGACGGCGGTCATCCCCTTCTTCCAGGCGGCCTGGGCGAAGGTGAGCGGGTCGGTGGTGATCTCGATCGCGGTCGAGGTTCCAGCTGACTCGGCCACGTCGGCGAACGCGATGTTGAGCGTGACCGATACAACCTCGTTCTGCACCGCGTCAATCGTCGCGTCGACCACCACACAGCCGAGGTACTTTATCAGGCGGTCCGAGCCGCCATTGACGCCGCTAACGTGCTCATGGATAGTGAATGACGGCAGCGTGTCGGCCTCGGCGAAGGTGAGCGTGAGCGTCTCGGTGCCGGTCTTGGCATATCCGCCGCAGATGAGCCTGAGCACCCAGGGATCGCATAGATCGAACTTGAGGGACATCGAGCCGCGGAACACTCCGGACGACATCTTCTTCAAGTTGCGTCCGCCGATGCCGCGCCTGGGCGTCATTGAGTTGTCCATGTCCAGGCCCGACACCTCTAGGTTCGTCCCGAACGCCTTATTCACGTTCGTCGCCTCGACGCCGAAGGACGTCTCCAGCCCCCATTTCTGATTCGTTTTTGCTCCCGTTGCCATTTACTTACACACTCCTTCAACCGAAGATCCGACTCAGCCCCCACACCAGGAGGCCGGAGCCGAGGATCGCCACGCAGACCACGCCGACCACGATGCGCTCGTGGTCCTCCAGCTTGCCGAGCCTCCGCTCGTGGTCGGAACACTTCGGCGAGGGGCACTGGATGCGGTCCACCTTGCTCTCCAGGGATCCCATCCGATTGTCCATGGCTCGCTGGTTGACCGCTATCTCCACCAGTATCTCCCGGTCGTTCATTCCCTGGTATTCCTCGCCGAAGCCCATGCTCTCACAGTCCCGCCAGCACCGCCCTTAGCTCGGACAGCTGTCTCTCCAACACCGCAGTGGTCCCCGCCTCGTCCTCCCAAGTGGCCACCATCCCGGCGATGATGCTCTCGGCCCGGTCCAGCACGGCCTCCTTGCCCGCGTCGTCCGCGTACTTCGCCCTGATCGGCGCGTACAGCGCAGCGGCCAAAGCGATTATCAGGTCGCCCTGCTCGTTCGATATGTTCAGGTCCTCGCAGACCTTGCTCAGCTTGCGCTCCAGCCACACCACCGCCGCTGCCACGAAGGGCAGCGCCACGGCGGCCAGGTTGATTATCGCAGATACCGTTGCTTCGTCCATGTTCACTCCCTCACTTTCTTCCTGCACTGCGTCATCGTGACCTCGATCACGTAGCGGTAATAGCCGCCGTATCCAGGCCGGGGCGTGCCGTCGTCGTACTCCAGGAGGTCGTAGCCGGGGAACGGCGCCACGCGATGCTTACCCAGGATGCGTATCACTTCCTCCTTGGCGTCCCACGCCACCTGGTCGTCCATGGCCGACACATCTACTGAGAGCCGGTGCTCGACGCGGCGATGCGTGTAGCCGATGCCCTTGGCCCGAGCGGGAGAGCTGATGGGATAGACCTTGATCACTGGTGTGACCTTGTTGCCTTCCCGCCGCTGATCGTCCCAGTACACCTCGGCCGCGGGCATGATGCCGTACTCGTCAGCGAGCAGCCCGCCCAGCATCCCCTTCTCTCCCACTCTCGACCTCATTTCATACTCCCGGAATGTAGGAGCGCCTGTGCTGAGACAGCATCTGCATGGCGTCCTCCTCCCACTTGTCGGCGGTCTTGCCGCGGTTGGTGGCGAAGCCCTCGCCGGAGCCGAGCATGACGGCGTAGAACTCGTTCCTCAGTAGCTCGCAGGCCACCAGCTTGACGCAGGCGTGCCTGATGTCCCCTGGCACCTCCGACAGCTCCGGATGCCCGTAGCGGTAGCGGAGCCTGATCTGCCCATGGACGGCGCGGCCGAGGTACAGGATGCCCATGTCGCGGTCGAGCCAGTAGTCCTTGCCGATGCCTTCCTCGTACGAGCCGTCGAGCATGTCAATCCACTGGCCGCCGCTGCGTAGCACCAGGATGTCGCCCTTGCTCTTGTCCAGCTCATACAGCCCGATGTTCCTGAGCCCCACGCCGTTCTCCGAGAGAGACCATCCCATGTAATGGCCCCCTAGCTCGATGATCTGTATCTCCGATGCCGTCTCACGCCATGCGTCGAGGCAGTGGCGGTCGATGAACGCCATGCTCTCTCGTATCGCGCCCTCGACCTCCGAGGCCTTGGGATCAGTGGTCTCATCGAGCACTTTACGCGTCCCGTCGGCGTTGCTCAGACGGAGCTGGGCGGCGACGTTGGCGACGGTACAGTAGTCGCTCATAGCTTGTACGCCGCCCTCACCACCAGGCCGGTGACGCCATTCACGGCATCGGCGTTCTTGATAGCCAGCAGTTTGATGGCATAATAGCAGTCGGTGTCGACGGTCGCGTCCGCCACGATGTTGGTGGGGTCGCCAAGGGCCAACAGGACTGGATCGTTAAGTTCTATCGTCACCGAGAACGATGGGACGTTGGGGAACGCTTGTCCCGGAGCACCGATGGCCCCGAAGTAAAGTGTTACGGGGGAGGTGCCACTTACGGCCCTGACGAACTCGACATGCAGGTTCGCCTTGGCCGCAAAGAACACCTCCACCCCCTCGGCCACGGCGTTCAGGTTGGTCTCGGTGGTGTTGGCAGCGATGGTGGCCGCCTCGGTCTGGAGTGCCTGCTCCTTCACGTCGTAGCCATAGGGCATCCGATCACCACGCCGCGTCGCCGAGGACGAGTACCCTCACGGTGCCGATGTTGACACCGCTCGCCACCTGCGTGCCGGTAGAGCACACCGTGGCGATGATCTTCAGCCCGGCGGGATCGAAGTCCAGCTTGTTGGCGCTGAGGGCCTTGAAGTGCCCGCTGATGTCGGCCACGACGTCGAAGCCGAGCTCGCCGAGCGTTAGCACCTCGCCCCCGGTGGTGTACGAGGAGATGGTCACGTCGACGATGAGGTACTTGATGTTTCCCATCACCCCGCGCACTATCTCGGTAACTGTGTGCGTCATGTCAGCACCTCAGTTGATGCATTGGACCTTGCCGTGGCAGCCGAACCTGTCGGCGACGACGTTCCCGACCGCCAGGAAGATGCCCTTCCTGCCGAGCTTGCCGGTGGCGAGCACTTCCTGCGACTCCTGGTACTGCCAGGGCATGGACCACCACATGGATAGGTGGTCGAGGTCCAGGGCGTACACCTTCTCCAGCCCGACGGCGGCCGCGCCGTAGTGGTTGTCGACGAACTTGTCGCTGACGATCGGCATGCCGTTGTACTTGTTCATGAGGACCGGTCCGGAAGCGCCCTCCACGATCTGCACCCCGTTGACGCCGAAGGACACCGGGGTGGTGGGGATCTCGCCGCGCACGATGGTCTTCATGAGCTGCGTCATGCGGCCCTCGGAGCCAGTGCCGGTGAGGTAGACCTTGTTCCTGATGCTCTGCCCCTTCCAGTGCGGTTTGCACTTGTAGGTCATGGCGTCGATCAGGTTCAGGCTCAGTTTGCGCACCACGCCGTTCCCGTGGTCGACCTGGGCATCGTAGACGGAGGCGGCCGCGTCACGGTCCTTTCCCTCGTAGTCGAGACGGCTGGCCGCCATGGACTCGCCGCCGTTGGTGATCTGATCGTACGAGCCGACGATGCGGTCGATGCTCTCCAGTTTAGTGCCGGCCACACCGGCGCCGGCGTAGGACAGGATGACCTGGTCCTGCTCGTTGAGTATGATCTCCCGGCGCGCGTCGACCAGCTCCGACCACTTGGCGTTGTTGTCGATGTTCTCCACGCTCAGCTCCACCATCGACATCTCCACCGGATTGGGGGCGAGCTGCTTGGGCGTGTAGTTGATGGTGTCCAAGGTATCCCTGGCGCTATCGGGGGTGGCCCCTCCCTCGGTCGCGCTGCCGTCCGGGGACGTGCCGAAGTAGGGCGCGGTGATGAACCTGCGGCCGCTGCCGCCGTTGCCCCAGCTGGCGGTGGGCAGCATCCCGAAGGCGTTGGCGTCCACCACGAACTGCGCCTGCAGTCCGGCGGCGAACATGACCTGGCGGACCCCGGAGGTCGTGGTCAGATACGGCGCGTCGGCCTTGTCGCTCATCATGCCTGCGTACTCGGGATAGTAGGCGTCCCACATGTCCCCGAACTTCTTGAAATAGCCCTTGTTGGCGAACTCGTATGCCATCTTTACACCGTCCTGTTCATCGCCGAGGTGATCTGATTTCCCTCCGCCTCCAGCTCCGCCGCGGACATGCCGGCGTAGCGTCTCATTCTGTCCTCCATGCTCTCGGCCTTGACCTTCTGGGTCTTGGCCGGATTGCCGTCGAGCGGCGCCTCGGGGCGCTGCGCGGACGTCCCGCGCTGCTCCGCCTCCTTTCTCGCGGCCTTGTTGGCGGCTACGAGATCGGCGGCCTTGTTGCTGGCCTGTTTGGAGCAGCCGCACTTGTCCCCCGCCTCCTGTTTCGGCTCCCCCTCGTCCTCCTTGTTCTCAGGGGCCTCTTCCGGGGGAGCTTCCTGCGCTTCGTCCTCCGCCTTCTCATCGGAATCGACGGGGGCTGGTCTCAGGGCGGCCATACTGGCCTCCATCCGGTCCAGGCGGGCGTTGATCTCCGCCAGCATTCCCATGAGCTTCTGCACTCCCTCCTCCAGCGCCCCCGTGCTCCCGGTTTCGGGGGCAGCCGTCTCGGGCTCGCCTTTCGGCTCCTCCTTGTCGGCCATGGGGGGCGCGGCCGTCTTGGTCGCGTCTTCGGTCATTTCCTCGTCTCCTGCCCTCACGGGCGATCTCTCATCAGTGTCAGATTTGGCGGAGAAGTTGATGCGATCCAGGCGGCTGCCGGGGCACAGGCCCCTGGGAACCGCCGAGGCCTCGAACACCTGGAGCCCGTCGACCTGCTTCCAGCATCGGCCGGCCTCGCACTTGGTGTATGGATCGATCTTCATGATCCCGATGCTCAGCTCCGTCTTGGAGCCGCCCAGGATGTACTCCTCCCAGCATGCGTCATAGAAGGGCTGGCCCTTCCGGCACGCGCCGTAGATGCGGGTCTGCTTGATTCCGTCCGGCCCCATCTCCACCTGGGCGTCGAACCAGTCCCCGAAGGGGTGGTTGCTGTGCACGTCGTTGTAGGTCGCGCCGCTGTTCCAGATGGCGTCGTTGATGGCCTCGGCCAGCGCGTCCTGGTTGACCCGCTCTCCGCCGTTGTCGACCACGTCGCGGTTGACGACGCCGCTCACGGCGCGGACGTTCTCGCCCTTGGCGGCGGCATGCCATGCCACGCGGAACGCCTCGCGGGGGTCCTTGGTCTCGATCACGGCCTGATTGTACGCGATGAGCCATACCTGCTGGTCCTCGGGGTCCAGCGCGCCGCGCACTTGCGGGGGCAGCTCACCTAGGGATGAGTAGACCATTACAAGCCTCCCTGCACGATGTGCATCTCGCGCGCCAGAGTGCCCTCGTCGTTCGTGCCGTTCTGGTCGATATGGTGCCGCATCTGGGAGCGGATGAAGTCCATGACCGCGTGCATGGGGTCCTCGCCGGACTCCAGCGCATCACCGACCACCTCGCCGATGACCGCCTTGAGGTCCTGGATCGCCGGCCGGGCGAACGGTTGGGGCCTAGTGCCGGAGCGATAGATGGCCCAGCGGATGCCTTCGGCGGCCCGTTTGGCCTGCTCACCCTTGAGCCCCAGTTTGCGTTGCGTCCATTCGAGGATCGGCTTCAGCGGCGGCATGAACCGAGCATGCCCTGCGGCCGGGCCGGCACCGAACTCGATGAACTCAGAATAGATGGTCCGGCACTCGACGCTCCACTCCTCGCCGCCTTCAAGGAGCTGCTTCACGCGGCGATACGCTGCGGAGTCCTCGAACTCTGCCTCAACGTCGCGTGCCATCACGAACTAAAAGTGGCAATTATTTAACGTCACCGTTCGAGCGAGAATACTCGCGTGAAACTGCCGCGCTGGTTCGGGTGCACGATCCAATCGTCTTGGACCTTGATGCCGAACTCCGCCGCCACCTGGGCCACGTGGGTTTTGAGCCGTTCCAACGATAGACCCTCCTGAGGCTGCCTCTCGATGATCGCCTGATGTATCCTGCATGTCCTCCAGTCCCGCGGCCCGCGCCATGCGTAACGAGCGGTCGGGGGGTCGTTCTCTACAGCCTCGATCTCGTGCGCCCTGGTGGCGATGCGGGCGCTCTCGGTGCGTACGATGCGGCGGAGCTGGAAGTCGTCCACCGAGGGGAACGCCTTCCTAAGCGCGTCGACCACGCCGGAAACGGACCAGCCGCCGGCCTGGGTCATGGCGTCCACCAGCTTCTCCATGGCGATCCTCGCTTGAGACGGCGACAGTGCCAGGAACGAGTCGGGAACGGTGACGCGGAGCAGCGCGTCCAGTATCTCCTTCGCCCTGTCGCGAGTGAGGGCCTTATTCACCATGACCTCGGCGAACAGCACCGCATCGACGTCCTCGTTGCCGGTGTATCGGACCTCTTCGAACGGCGCGGACTTGTCAGATGCATCGCTCTCAGCCCTTCTCTCCCGCTCTGCGTCGATGATTCTCTGAATATCGATGTACTCATTCACCGGGGAGAACATCAGGCCATTGTCGCCGGGGAACGACAGCACATGATATACTCTGTTCTCCCAGATGTCGTCAGGGATCCTCTCTGGAAATGCTTCGCAGCCTTTCCCAGGCTCTGGGATGAGCCGCTTGCAGAGAAGGCATAGGGATAGGTCGAACGTCATCACTTCCCTCCGAAGTAGTGAGCGTATAGCCGCATGACCTCATCAGTGTATTGGTTCCCGGCTAGGCGGCCGGCGAAGACCTCGGCCACGAACTCTGCAGGGTCTTCCGCCGCTCTCTTACTGACGGTCGCCGCCAGCTTCCTATGCCCTTCATCGCCGAACTCCTTACCGGGTGATCTCCCAGCCTTGACATTTGCCACATGGCCGAGCTCGTGCCTGATGATGTGAAGAGGGCTTCCGGTCGAGGACTCTCCCTTGCGGAACAATGTATCGATGCTACCTCGGAGGTTTATCGTGCCGGCCTGCAGGAAGATGGAATCCGGGTTGATGAGAAGGACGTCACCCTCAGGGTCGTAGGCCATCGGCAGCCCGAGCACGTTTCGCCTCTTCTCGGCGTAGCTACGATCGAGCTTCATACGACCGGGCAATGGCGTTTCATGTCGTACTGCTTCGTCTAGGCCAGAGTCTACGTATTCCAGCACCTTGTGATGAGCACCTTCTGCGTTCTCCACCTTGACCCCTTTGGCCTTGATGCTCTTGATAGACGCCGTCCGCCGCTCTTCCGACGCTTCCGCGTATGAGCCTTGCCGCGGCCCTCGCCGCTCGCTCTCCTCATGTCGCTCGCCGTCTCGGTGGTGCTGTTCCTCTGGATGGCAACGCCCGCCGCCATAATCACCATGAGAATGCTGTCCGTTCGGACATCGCTCTCCCTTGTTGCCCGGCACTCCCGACTCCGGGCGGGGCGTGCCCTGAGTTGCTGGTAACGATGTACCGTCCGCCTGCCCGGACGGCAGGAACACCGGCGGCCGCTTCTCGGTCGGCCGGTCGGAGTGCTTGTACTTCCCACCCTCGATCCAGACGTCGTAGCCCATGTTCATGAGGTTCTGGGCGTGCTGGTCCTCAAGCAGCCGCAGCTCCATGTCCGCCTTCTCGTCGGCCTTCTCCGACTTGTTGAGCACCAGCTTAAGGTCAGTGATGCCGAACTGCTTGAACATCCAAGGGAACGCCCGGTTGTTGAACGGGGCTTGCTCTCTCTGCGTGCGGCGGTTGAGCAGCGTGATCTGATGCCCTTCGTCGTTGAGGCCGCCGCTGGCCGATGTGTCCGACTCCACCATCGGCGGGATTCCGAAGAACGCGCAGATGGCCCGACGGACCTCGTCCTTGACGGCCATCATGTCGGGGCAGGGGTCCTGCATGAACGGCACCCACTTCATGAACTCCCCGCTGCCCTGGAGGTTGTCGACCGGGAAGTAGGGGGCGGCATGGGGATCCTTCTCCAGCTGGAGGTTGACCTTCTTGATCGTCTCGTCTATGGCCTTGGGATTGTTGGTCCGAACGGCGATGACACCGGGCGCGCGGCCCTTCTTGTAATAATTGGCCACCCTCCCGGTGATGTACATGTACGCCTGCACCTCGTGCAGGATCTTGTAGCACGGAGGGGTGCCGTACAGCGGGTGCGGGTAGAACGCGGTCAGGTGGACGATCTCATCGTCGACATAGTAGGCGACGCCGTTGTTGGAGGTGACGACCTTGAACGTCACGTCGTGCGTCGGTCGGCCGCACTCGGGGCAGCGATAGTCCTCCGGGCCGAGCAGCGCGTCGCGGTGCGCGAGGCACAGGCGATGCCGGCCGCCGGGCACGCCGCGCTTGTCGAACACCTTCTCCACCCAGCGCGGGTCGAGCGATATGATCTCCTTGACGAATGACTCCTTCACCGAGCCGTCGGCGCTGAACATGTAGGTCTTGACGGCCAGCAGGTAGCCGTTGTCCGCCACGTGCAGATGATGCGCCGCGTTCTCGCAGACCTCTTGCAGCGTCTGCCCGGAGTAGTTGGCCCGGTCGAGGAACGACGTCCCGTCCAGGTGCTCGAAGAACCTCTGCTGCGCCCACAGCGGCTCGTCCAGCTGGTCGGATGAGCAGGAGGGGCACTGATCGGCCGTCTCCTGGAGCTCGTGCCCGCACTGTCGGCACCTGAGAACAAATCGTGGCTCGATGCCGATGCCATTGCGGAACGTCTCCTGGGTAAGCGTGATGTCGATGTCGCACAGGATCGAGCAGTTCTCGTGGTAGACGTACGCCTGGAAGATGTACGGCTGGACCAGGCCGAAGTTGAGCATGTCGATGGGCGAGAGGCCCGGACGATATGTGTCGGCGGTGTCGGCGGCCGCCTTGTTGCCTAGGAGGAAGTTACCGAGCCTGGTCCGCAGTGACATCAGGAATCAAAAGTGGCAATTATTTAACGTCACCGCAGATCCGCCGCATCGTTATCTCCCAGGTCTCCCCCGCCTGCGGGGTCTGAGGCGACGTGCCATCTATCAGGGCGAAGTCGACGTCGATCCCGTCCTCGCCGACGTAGCGCACGTCGCCGTCGTAGAAGTGCACCAGCATCCTGCGCTCCGGCTCGGCGCGGTCGTAGGCGCGGATGCACTCTCGGCCGCAGAACAGGAACCCGTCGTAGAGGATCAGCTGCTCGGCCTCGTCGCCGCACATGGCGCAGCGATGCTTCACTTCGGCCCCCTCCATCTCAGCGGAGCATCGCACGCCCGGCACTGGCAATCGCTCCGGTCCGCCGGTGCTGGGGTCTGGCGACCGCACACCGGGCATCTTATCATCTCTTGCTTTTCGTCGTTCATTCGTACCCTCTCCTCACGACCTCGATGATTCTCACCCGCTGCCTCGGCCCCCTCCTTGGATATGTCAGCGCCTCCCGGTGGACGACGTACTCGAAGCGGTACCGCTCGGCCACGGCGGCAAGGCGGCCGCTCCTGGACATGCCATCCATTAAGATCAGGTTCAGCGTGGTCCGGGGGATGCCGACGCCCTCTGCCAGCTCCGAGAGCGTCATGATCTCACGATGCTCTGCGACATAGGACAGCAGGGCGAGGCAGTCATCATCGCGGAACGAACCATAGGTGGCACGCTTGGTCGTTGCGATCACCTCCTCAGGCTGAGCTCGCCGGTCTCGATGAAGCTCGGGTTCCTACACACCGGGCAGATGGGCGGGGGGAAGGCCATTTGGAATTTGACGTGACATTTTGGGCAAATCCACGGCTTCCCATATTCCTTGGCCACGCCCAGTTGGTCCAGCACGAGCTGTTCCAGCGGCTGGTCGGTCGGTATCATGGTGATGTCCTGCCGGCCGGCCTGCGGGCGGTAGCGATGGTCCGGGAGATCGTCGTAGATGTGGTGCTGCTTCCGCTTTCGCCTCTCCCGCTCGATGCTCTCCACTGCGTCCTGCCGCCTCGCCTTCTGCAGCAGGTCGTACATCGCGTTCACGTCTATTCTCCGGGCGAAAGGCGCCCGCTCCCACTCCTTGTCCAACTCCTTCCGGTAGTTGTGCCTCATTCTACGTTTTCCCCCATCCTTGTCACGTTTGCTCTTTTGGAACCTACGAATAGCGCCATTTTCACTTACCAGAAATCATTGAACTGTGCTGGCTTCTCCGGCATCTCGCTCACGTACAGCACGCTGGCCACCGCATACCTGACCGCGTCCAGGGCGTGGTCGTTCCCTTCCACCGGCTTGTCGACCACCTGCCCCCCCTTCTCCTGCCAGCAGTACGACCGCAGCTCACGGATAAGGTCCAGGGATTCGTCCGATACCACGAACGGCGTTTGCTTCATGGCGTCGATGCCGAAGCGCACGTCCTTGTGCGCCGGATTGGCCGCGAAGCCCCGGCGGCGCAGGTCCTCGATGCGTGCCGGCTCGGCGCTGTCACAGTAAAGCGGGAGGGAGCGCGGCCACCCCTTCTCGGCGTACAGGCCTTCGAGGAAGCGGACCAGATCATCTTGGGTCATGCTGGAAGCGTAGAAGAACTGATGCAGATGCCGCACGTCGCCCTCCCATTGCCCCACCAGCGACGTGGGGTCGTTGAAGCCGAAGTCCAGCCCCAGCGAACGAGGCGGAGAGCACCTGACGGCTTCGGGAAACGAGTCGTAAGGGATGTGTTGCCAGTTGGCACCCTCCTTGTAGATCAGTCCTTCCAGGTGGCCGGGGAGGCCAAGCACGTACACGCGATAGTAATTCGGATCGGTAGAGATACGACGCTCCTGCTTGGCGATCCACTCTTGCGATAGGTGCTTGTTGTCCCTGTACGTGGAGTGGTGGACGAACACGCCCTCGGGAACTTTCCCAGCCAGGTGCGGTTCGACGTACCGCTTGACGATCCAGTGGTGGGCGTCGATGGGGTTGAACATGTAAATGAACTCGGCATCACGGAACGTGCGGCCCATTCTATTGTCCAGCATATCGGCGTCCTCGGCCTTGAGGGCGGTGGCCTCCTCGCAGATGACGCGCTTGGGGTTGGTGAAATACTTGAACTTCTCCACTTTGTCAGCGCCGGTGAAGAAGAGCTGGTGGCCGTTGGGAAGCTTGATGTAGATCGGCACGGTGGCGCGGTCCTCGTGCGGGACCTGCCAGTCGTCCAGCATCCTGCTCATCGGCCAGAACATGCCAGTCAGGACGGCAGGAATGGTCTCCATGACGATGAGCGTCTGGGCGTCCGGCTCCTCCATCCCTCTGAGCAGGGCGTACTGCTGCACTTGGTACGTCTTGCCCGAGCCGCTTCCACCGTACATGACCTTCTCGTTTGCCTTGCTGCGCAACACTGGCCGGAACGCCGGGAGCATGTGTACGTCGCTAGTGCTCATTGTCACCCCAGTCCACGGTGATGCGTATCTCCTTCTCCTGGCCAACGATGCCCTTGTCGATGCCTAGCCACTTTGCCATCTCCACCGCGCACTTGCGCATCTGGTCAAGATAGCCGCCGGCCAGCTGGGGGTCTTTGTTCTTCCATTTGTTGTACTGCTCCTCCGCCTCCTGCATGACTTTGCACAGCGACGTGATCGGCAGGTCGCGCGTCAGGGCCTTGACCTCGGCCACGGCCTGGGGGATGGCTGCCACCACTAGCTCGGCCTTGACGGCCTTATCGGTCAGATGCGACACCGCGTCATTGTGTTTTTTTAGGTAGCGCTGGACGGCGCGGGCGTGGAGGCCATGACGCGACGCGAGCGACGCGGCCGACGGTCGCGGCGTCTCTGTATTGTACTCCCGCAGGATCTGCGCCCCCACCTCAGGAGAGATCGATGAGCCTGTCGGCCTCTTACCTCCCCGCTTGGCGGCCATGCTCAGCCTGACCTCTCGTAGCGAGAGAACACCTTGTAGAGCTCGTCGCCCAGCGGGAACTGCACCTCTCTGTCCGGGGCGAGCTGCACGATGAGCTTCGGTTGGAACACTTCTGCTGCGCTCTCCTCGACGTCCGCCGCCTCCTCGCTCCATGTCATGGTCCTGAGAACGTCCCTCGCTTCCTCGGCGCTCTTCTCGTGTTTGAGCCTGATGTGCTTGAGAATGCGCTGATAGCATCCCTGGCCGGTGGAGGTGGCGCCGCACAAGGGGCAGGTGACGCCTTTCTTGTCGCGTTGCTCGAACGCTTCCTTCGTAAGTTCTCCGAGAATGGCGTTCGGGCCGTACTTGCGCTTGCGTCTCTTATCGATGTTTGCCTGGCGGTCCGGGTTCTTGTGACAGAATTGCTCGTGCTTCGGTACGCCGCACCTGAGATCGAAGGGCTGTCCGCAGAACTGGCACTTGTGCCTGGGAGCGTCGAGATCTATGCGCTTGCCCTCGCGGAGCAGGTCCTGCGCGTGCTGAGCGACGTCCTCTGGGATGTCGTGCGTTCGCATGAGGTGCCTCCGCATGTTGTCCCGCTTCTTGTCGATCATGTGCTCGCACCATGTCACGAGGCACTTGTGGCGGGTGGGAGACTCCAGCACTACGGGCTTCTCGCTCCGGTCCTGCTCAGCGCTGACGGTCTCACTGATGCTCTTGTCGTAGCTGTCCAGCGGCGGGTAGAACAGGACGATTCCGGCGCGGAAGGGAGCGCGCACCTTGCCCCGGGCCTGGAGGTCCTTGAGGATCTGCCAGACCACGGCCTCTCGGATGAACGTGCGCTTGGCGATGGTGATGGCGCTGGCCCCGTCCTCCTTGTACTCCTCGATCACATCCAGCACTCGCTGGGCGTCCCCCGGCTCATACGGCTCGGCGTAGCATCTCGCTTCATCGCCGTGTTGTTCTAGTGCACCCGATCCCACTGACATTATTGAGTTAGCCGGACACCTTTTATTTACGTTTTAGGCGAGGGCGCGTTCATACTTTTTCCACACCTGGCTCGGCCTTTTCGACCCGTTTACGGACAGATTATTATGAGGGTGTATGGGCGGCTCGACCGCCGGGCTGCCGGACCGTCCATATATTTTTAACGATGTTTTGTAAAGAAAAGAAAGACGTCAAGGGATGGCTTTGGTGCCGTCGGTATAGAATTGCGATCGATCTCCTCCGCATCATCCGTTTCTTGTACATGCTGCATCAATTGGGGGTCATCTAGACCCCCCCTCCTGTCCTCGGCCTCGGCGATGAGCAGGACGCACTCCATCACACCACCGCCACAATCCCTTTATTCATGTCTCTGTACATGATCTCCCCCCTTTCGAGCAGTCGCGTCAGTACAGTGGCCGTCTCGTGCTCCTCGATGCGGTGCCGCTCGTGAGCGACCTCCGAGACCTCAGTTCGACTGATGCCCTGACGACCGGCCGATCTGATGATCTCCAGGATGAGTAGGATCTTCGAGCGGTCCTTCTTGCTCGTGCCGGACATGATGCGGTCGACGTCTCTCGACTCCCCGCTCCCGCTGACGCGCTGCAATGCGTACTCGCACAGGTCGATAGCCAGCTTGGCGTCTCGCGGTTCGACGGCCTTTGAGTGCCGCGCCCGTGCCATCGCCTCCGACAGTCTGACGTAGCCTTCGAGCTGCCTCGCGGTGATCGGCACGCTACTGTCCTGCCCCTGTCCGGTCGCTCGTATGGTCACGTACTGATCCTCGATGAGCTTGGCCGCCGTCGTCGTCATGACGGGAATGACGCGCTTGCTCCAGGCGATGTACTTGCGCAACCAGTCCATCGAGTATGTCGGGGCGATCTCCGCCGTGTCTTCCATGACGGCGTCCATGCCCACCTCGTAGCGGTTGAGCAGCGCCCCGCCGCGGCGATGCGCCTGCAGGATGTGCGACGCGATGTCTCGGTCGACCTTGAGATTCGGCTTGTCGCGCATCATGTAGATAAGGTCGAAGCGGGACTGCAGCGTGTCGGGCAGGTCGATCTGCGCTGCCAACTCCTCAGTGTCCTCGAACCTGCCATACTTTGGGTTGGCCGCGGCCGCCAGGCTGCATTCGGTCGGGAGTGTGGCATCTAGGCCAGCCTTGTGCACGGTGATGCGTTGTGATTCCAGCCCCTCATGCATGGCTGAACGGTCCTCGGCGGTCATCTTGTCGAGCTCGTCAACGAACAGGTTGCCTCCATTCGCTTGGACCATCGCCCCGGCCTGCAGTGTCCATTGCCCCTCTCCCCAATCGGCGTCCCTGGTGGCGGCGCATGTTAGTCCTACTCCCGACGATGATTTGCCCGAGGCGTATACGCCGTGCGGGGCCAGGTGGCTCATGTATTCGAGCAGTTGGCTCTTCGCCACTCCCGGATCGCCGACCAGCAGGATGTGGATGTCACCCCTGCGCCGTGAGCCGTCGTCCAGCTGCTTTGGGACACCGCCGAAGAGTTGCAGCAGTAACCCGGCCTTCTCGTTCTCGTATCCCTTGATGGCCGGGGCGATGCTGCTCACCAAGTGGTCGAATATCTGAGGGTCCTTCGATGCCTTCTCGAACTCCGCCTCCTCCTCGGGAGTGATCTCGATGTCGGTGAACCGCTGCGACTGTTGCTCGATGCTGATGGCGTCCACCTCGGCGTCGAGCACGGCAGACTTGCCGTTCCCCCGCACGGTGCGCATGATACCGTTGACGATCACTCTAGCTCCCGCCGATACGGTTCCGGCCAGCTCACCCGAAAGCCAGACGGTCATGCGGGCCGGGGATGCGCCGCCAACGAGATCGTCCAGCGGCTCCTGGCACTCGATTTTCTGCACGTCCTCTGTGCTGGACCGTTCAGAGATGAGGCGGAACTTGGTGCTTGAGGACGTTCTTCCGCAGCCGTCCTGGTCCTTGTAGCATTCGAGCGGTTCCTGGAATGCTCGATCGCGCATCTGCTCCATGACGACCTGGCCGCACCGGGCGCACTGGAACGCGCCGATGATGATATTGTGCTTCGGCTGCACGCTCCTAGTGACCAATGCTGGGAACGCCACGAGGCGGCCGATGTGCCTGCCTCGCAGGTCACGGATGCGCACCCGAGCATCCCTGGGGAGCCTGGTAACTCTGAGCGCTATACTGGCATGCCTCATATCCTGATGCATTAGGTTGCAGATGGCCTCACGGCCGGCCGCCAGGCAGGCGTCCGGATGGTCGAGCAGCTGCTCCGCCAGGTCGGAGTCGACGTGGTCGATCGCCTGGAAGTCCACGATGATGCTGCTCAGCTCGGGGTACAGGTCGGCGATTTCACGCACCTTCTGCATGTACTCAGTCCTCTGGAAGAAGGATTCCCACCGAGAGACGGTATCGACCGCAATCTCGTGCACCGGCGCGGAGGAGATCACGATAACACCTCCAGTGGGTCGGGGCAGCAGCGCGGGCAGTGCGAGATGTACAGGATGTAACCTCTGATGCGAACGCGGCGCTCCTCAAGTTCTGCCGAGCACTCCTCGCATACCCTTACGGCCAGATGTCCCATTTTGACGGTGCTCTTGACTGGCGCGACCAGAGGGGCGTCTGGCCGCGGCTTCTCGCGGGGCGTCTGGCCGCGGGGCAGGTACTTACCGTTCTTGTCACGACGAGGCTTGCGGCGGGTCACGCGATCCTCTCCCCCAGCCTCCGGCCGGACGATGTCATCCATCCCTCGTTGTACCTGTAATCCTCCAGCCCCAGGACGCTCTTGGCTGTTGGGCCATCATATGGTTCGCTCAGCAGCCTCTTGAAAACGTTGAAGATGTTGATGCCGCGGGACGTGCATTTCGTCACAACTGCCGGCACCTCCTCCATTGCGACGTAGCAGGGCTGGATCTCCTGCACCAAGCGGACGTATTCGTACATGAGGTTGTCCCGCTCGTCGCCCACTTCTCTCTTGCCGATCATGCTGAACGACTGGCACGGCGGACCGCCTACGATAGCATCGATATGTTCGACGCCCAGCAACTCGAAGATGTCCCAGCCGTGCACCTCCTGGATGGGCTTGCACATCGCCACCTTGACGGTGCGGCGCCACGGCAGGTCGTCCCGCTGCTCTCTCAGCGATTCAAGTGCCCACTCCGGCGCCGGTTCGCCGGCGACTCGGGGATCGTCACCGTAGAGCGGGGGTGTGTCCTTCCCTCCCCAGTTCTTGTCGCGGAAACGCTTGTCCGGCAGCTCCCCGACCCATTGGCAGTCGTCCGCGCCCAGGTTGTACATGTATGAGGTCATGGCGGCCTGGTCCATGTCCAGGCCCAGGAGCACGTCGAATCCACCCTGAATGAGGCCAACTGAGAAGCCGCCGCAGCCGCAGAACAGATCTATGGCGGTCGGCCGCCGCTCGGCCGAAGCGGCGTAGACGTCAAGGGACATGACGCGGGCCGTCATGCTATCCCTCCGTCGTGGCCGGCGTCCTCCTCGGTCAGGACCATGTTGAGGCTTGACAGCTCACGCAGCGTACCATGCAGGATGATGCAGCCGGACATCAGACCGCCTCCGGCTGCCACCTGATGACTTCCCACTCCGTGCCGAAGAGAGAATCAATGCCGTTGAGCCGCTTGAGCGTGGCTCGCAGGGAGGCAGCCGAGGGATCCTCGATGCCGTCCGCGATGGCGATGGCCGTTAACATCTCATCACTGATATGCCAGGCGCTTTCCCCCTGGACCGAGGCCGTGGGGCGAATACCATTCTGAATGTCGGGGAAGTAGAGGTGCAATATACGTGATATCGTAGTCTCCAAACGCCAGTCCCACTTGCTGCGGTACGGACGCCCGGCCCAGGTGTGTATGATGAGCTTGTCACCTGGTCGCTTCGGTCGGTCGGAATTGTAGCGCCTTATGGTCTGGCAGCACTTACCTACCTTGACCGCCTCGATCTTGGGGGCGTAGGTCAGCGCCATGATGTGCGTGCTCATGGCCGATATACCCCCCCGCACGAGTTCAGGGCCTCAGCCAGCCATTCCGGCTCCCGCTTGGTCGGGGCCTCGCGTCCCTCGGCGCGGTCGGCGGCGTCAATGAGCGCCTGGCCGACCTCGCGGGCCTGAGTGGGAAGCATCTCGGCGCCGATGCGCACCAGGGCATAGTCCAGCGAGAGGCGCACCATGCCGCGCTTGCGGTTGGCGGCCACTCTGATCTCGACATCGTTGGCAGCGGTGGCGGTGATGCTCACTTCGCTCCCCTCCTGAGCGGCCGGGGGGCAGTGTTGTCGTGCCCACTGACCTCGATGTATGCACCTGGGGGGTCGTCGTGGTTGTCGGCATAGTCCTTCTCGATGGTGAGGAGGCATACCTGGCAATCGTCAGGCCACAGGATGCCGGTCAGAGCGTCCAGGACCGCTCTCCCGGTCTTGTCGATGTCGGGCTTGACGGTCGGTCGGATGCGCTTCCACCACCTGACCGACTCCGGACGGGAGAGCAGGAAGCTCACTGTCACGTCGTACGATGATGTCGCATCGTTCGGCCATTGCTCCGGCCGGGCGCGCTGGGCCTCGGTGGCTATGCGCTGCCGCCATGCATCGAGGGATTTCGCTCCCTGGTGGACGATGCGAGGCTTGCCCTTTACCACGAAGGCGCGGGTGCTGCCCTCAGGGACGGGCACCCCGGCGACGTAGAAGGAGATGTTGTCACTCATTCCTTCGCCTCGCACAGAACACGGATGCGCCCGCCGGCCAGCATTCCCGCGATCTCCAGCGCCATCAGCGGGCCGTCGAGCTTCATCATGAGGGTGAGGAAGTGTCGCTTGTTGACCTCCTCGTTCAGGCAGTCGAAGAAGCCAACCTCGTACGCTCTCATCTCCTCCGGCGTCATGTCCCGCTCGATGGGGTCGCCTCGGTCGAGGATCTCCTCCAGGATGGGCGCGGTATCGACCAGCATCAGTCCGCCCCCTCGATGACGGTGCGTAGCTGACGCATGCCCTCCGCCCAATCGTCCTTGCCGATGACCGTCTCCTTGCCGAGCGGGCGCATCTTGCGATATATCCACTGCTCCAGCTCCCCTGGCTCCTTGTCCATCGCGCGCTCCAGGCCCTCCTCGGTCGTTCTGAGGAGGAACTTGTCCACGGTCACGCAGACCTGCACTACTGGATTGCGCTCGATGCAGCCGCGGACCAGCGGCTCGCCCTCCAGGGTGCTCTGACCGTTGTGGCCTGGGCGGTACTCTGTTCTGCTCTCCTCCTCGGCTGCGGACCTGGCGTCCGCCTCTGTGACCATGAGCATGCCCTTCAGGATGTCGTCCGGCTCGCAGGGGCACTTGACCATCATCGGATCGGTCAACGTCGCCTTGATGCCTCCGAAGTTGTAGTCTCCTGCCTTGAGCACTAGGTACTGTCCGGCCGGGAGCTTGAGCACCGCGGTGTGCCAGGGCATGCCGATGATCTCACCCTTGGGGGTGACGGTGTCGAGCGGCCCGCCGGTCCACCACGGCTCGGTCGGGGCGTCTATGGGCACGAGGGCGTGCTGCGGTTCGCCCTGCCCCTCCTCCATCATGGGATCCGGGGCGGCGGCAGCGCGGTCGTCGAAGGTGTCCCAGTTCGGCTCGTCACCGGGGACCTGCTGCACCTGCTCGACCGCTTTGTCCTCCGGGATGAACTTGTCCCCCGCGCGGTCCTCGTTGGGATCTCCATCGCAGTAGATGCAGCGCTCCGCGCTGTTGATGTCGTTGCAGTCGGAGCACTTCCTAGACTCCTCTTCTGGGACTGGGTTTGTCGGTGCGGCCAGACCACACTCCGAGCAGAAAGTCACACCTTCCTCGTTGACATCGACCTTCTCGCCGTGGTGCTTGCACTTCTCCAGCGCATCCAGGGCCTCGGGGTTGTTGATGGTCCCGATGATCGTCCCGTCCTCGTGGACGGCGGGAGCCTTAGGCGCGTCCTCGGGCTTCTTCCGGTTCTTCTGCTTGCTCTTCCACTCACTCTTGCCATGGCATACGTCATCGCACAGCGCGCTGTTCAGGTTGGCGCAGGCTGCGCACATCTGGCTCTCGCTAGTAGGTTCTGTTTCAGTTGTCATTCTCATATCTCCTAGAATCTCAGTTCCTTTCCCGGCCGCCGATGCGGTCGGGTCTCTGTGACCGCCGTCCACTCCGCCGAGCAGTCCATGCAGTATCGCTTGTCCGGCTGCCTGCGGATGATGCGGTCGCTCTGACAGTCCGGGCACCTCGGCGGCCCGTCCTCCTTGATCATTCGAGACATGTCGCCTCCTCAGCTGATGATCGCCCGCCCGCTCCGCAAGTCCCCTGTATAACAGTGCTCGACCGATCTCACGGGGCTCCAGGTCGCGCAGGACCTCGGGCAGGTGGGGCACGAGCTCCGAGGCCCGGAACGGCTCGTCGACGCGGCGCAGAGCGCGCTTGATGGCCGGCAGGTCCTCGTAGGTCACGGGGCGGTAGCGGGCGATCATGCTCAGCGCACCGCCTCGATCGTGACCTCGATCCGTTCGGTCCGCTCTTGCTTGGCCGCTGACAGCTGGGTGATGAAGCTTCGGGAGGATGTCCGCCACCTCCACACCGTCGAGCGGTCCACGCCGACCTGCGCCGCCGTCTCCGCGTCCGAACAGCCGGACGCGAGCATGTCGACCGCGAGCGATTGGTTCATGCTCAGCGGCCTGGCGGCCAAGGCGTCCTCGACCTTCTCCCTGGCGTAGGTCCACCGGTCGCCGTGGAAGCGATAGGTGTCCTCGTTCACCCGTTCGAGCACGCGGGAGTCGACCAAGAAGCGCACGTAGTTGGCCTTGGTCTTCTCCTGGAGGATGATCTCCCCCCACCCGAGCGCCGCCTCCATGACTATCTCGATGACGCTCTGATGATCGATGAGCTTGCCATCGTTCATCACGTAGAGGTCGAGCCGGCTCACGATCCTGTTGATCTTGTCTAGCTTGTCCATTCCCGTTTCCTCGGTTTGTTGCAATTTTGTTGTTGCACGCGCGCGCCCCGGACCATCGAGGAAGACTCCCTCTCGGCCTCGCGCGCGTCGTTGGTCGTTTCGTTCGTTTACGTCAACAGCATGTCCACTGGGGCACACGTGTTCGCGAAGGTTTGTTGCAAGGCCCTAGCAAGTGCAGGGAGGCGGTTTCCTTCGGTTCCTCACGTCACATCTGGCTAGAGTCATCGAGGCACCGCGCAGGGGCATTTTCCCGCTGTTCTCGGCGCGCGCGTGCAACACACAACAAATCATGCAACAAACTGCGCTGGAGCGCCGAGGCTCGGTGGTGAAGTTGTTGCATGCATGAGAGGGATGCAACACTACAGCACCCCCACGATGAGATGTAGAATGAACAGCAGCAGGAGGATCGAGGCGAACACTATCACGCCGGCGCAGGCGAGATCCTCATCTCCGTGATGATCATAAGAAAAAGAGATGGGGAAGGGGTTTGGGTTTTCGTGACTCAATCGGCTGAGTTTAGGGGAGCTGACCGCGGGTGAACGCGGGAGGGAAATTAATCTTTTGAATTGAATCCATCGTTATCTGGCGTGATTATAATAAATTGAAAATCAATCAATACGACCGGACTCAAATGAGGAGGAAAGGGTGAGACGCCTCACAGCAGGGCTGTGTAACACTTCTTTTCCCGAACGTCATCGGTGTCCAATCCTATGATGGGGACAGCCATGACGAACTCCGCCCTCTCGCCCGGGCCGAGAGTCACCTCCCTAGACGCGTTGTACACGCCGTCATCGGTGCGGACCTCGCAGTGCACGACCTTGGTCTGAGTGAACAGCCCGTCGTTCTTGAGGGCGATGCTGAACCCAACGCCTACGAACGGCACCTCGGTCGTCGAGTACTCATCGATCGACATGCTCAGGCCGGTGCCGAGGTAGGCCGCAATGAGCAAGGCGACGATGGCGACCACGCCTACGATGGCGCGGCCGACCCTCTTCGAGCTCTTGTCCGGGGTTCTGATGCTCTCTCCCGCCATTGTATCGACCGGCGATGACCGCCCCGATGTAAAGAACCGCGTGCGAAAAATAGGGGAAATGAGAAAGTGGTTTCAGCCCTTGGACAGCTCGGCCTGGGCGATGGTCTTGTCGATCTCGGCCTTCAGCTCCTCCGGGATGTTCCGGATGCCGACCTCCAGGAAGCCGCGGACGATCATGCCGACCGCCTCGTCCTCCGACAGGCCGCGGGACATGATGTACTCCACCTGGTCCCTCGCGATCTTTCCGAGCGACGCCTCGTGGGTCATCTCCACGTCCGGGACGTGCGCCTCCAGCTCCGGGATGGCGATGTTGACGCCCTTCTCGCCGAGAATGAGGCC